GATTTCTGATTTAATTAAGGAACAAATCAAATCTTTAATTATTAGTGACTCTATTGAGTCTTGCGGGCTGGTTATTCATAACCAGGTTGTTTCTTTACCCAATTCTCACAGTGACCCTATTAATAACTTTGCTATTGCTTCTAAAGATTTAGCTAGATTTAACTATTCTCAAATCACAGCTTTTTGGCATACCCACTATAATGATACTCAACCCGGATATTTTACTTACACTGATATTGAGATGAGTCGTCAGACTCAAAAACCAATTATTCTTTATCACACGGTGTTTGATGTTTGGGACTACTATGAACCAAATAATCCCAACCCGTTTCCACTTAATTTTATAAATTACACACCTAAACAAATAGAATTTTATCAAGGCATTCCCTTTTACTGGGGACGCTCTGATTGTTTCTCTATTGGGCGCTGTTATTTTTTAGGGATGCTTGGGGTAGATGTAGGCGACTTTCAACGTTCTCATCTCGATAATTTTCCGCCGGACAACTATCAATGCCCTTTTGACTTTGACCACCAACTACAATTAATGCCTATAGGGACTAAAGCAGAAGTTCATGATGTATTTGCGATCGCATTGAGGGGAGGGTTACAGGTCAATCATGCTGCTATTTTAGTGGATGCAGAAAAGAATTTGATTCTTCACTCTATGTCACAAAAATCTCTGAGTAAAATTGAACCTTACAATAGATACTTAAGAGAAAGAACCATTAGCCATTACAGATTAAAATGCTTATGTTGACAACTATTAAATTAAATGGTATTTTGGGGACTAAGTTCGTACCTGAAATCCAAGGCAACTTAAACACAGTACGAGAAGTAATTAACTTTTTATGTTGCAATTTTTCTGACTTTAAACATTATGTATTGGGTTCAGATTGGTATTATACAGTAGTAGTTAAAGGAAACAATTGGGAACGGTATATATTGGAAGATTCACCCAGTATTTTATTGCCTGTAAGCGGTTGCGTAATTGAGATTACCCCAATTATAGAAGGTTCTGGAAAGACTTTAACTAATATTGCCATGATTGGTATTGGGATAGCTTTGGTTGCTACAGGGGTGGCTGCGCCATTGGGAATGTCTTTAATTTATAGTGGTGCTACTGGATTACTTAATTCTATTATTAATGGCAATCCTAAAGAAGATGCTAAGTCTACTTTTTTTCAGTCCTCTGGTTTTAATACTAAGGAGGGTACACCTATTCCTTTGGTATTTGGTGAAGTATTAGTGAAAAACTTTCAAGTAATTTCTTTGGAAATTACTTCAGAATTTGCGCCGGGTTGGAAATATAAAACAGGTTCTAAGTAATTATTAAATAAACTATGGGATTTGCAAATAGAGCGCTTTCTAAGAACCCAATTACTGACCCAATTACTGCAACTTCTAATGATTATGTCAAGTTGCTATTAGCTATTGGTGAAGGCGAATTGGAAGGGATGACTTCTTTGTCTAATATCTACCTTGATAAAACACCATTAGTTAATAGTGATGGTTCAGCTAATTTTCTTGATGTATCTGTTGACTATAGTATTGGTGGACCTGACAAATCTAATGATTCTTTTGTGACAAATTTGGGCATATCAAATAGTAATGTCAATACTGTTAATACAGAGATAAAAAATATTGGCGATGGGACGACAAGGCAAATCTCAAATGCTGATATTACTGCTATCAAAGTTCGCTTAAGTCTTCAAATGCAGTACAATGATAAAAATGGTGATGTCAGAAAAACTGATTGTTGCTTCAAAATTTTTATTAAAGAAGGGGGAGGTGCGTTTGTAGAAAGATACTCTACTTGCATCAACGCTAGGTACGCTGACCCAGTGACTTTTGAATATTATTTTCGTGTTGATCCTACTCAAAGCAGCTTTCAAGTCCGGGTGCAAAAAACTGTACCCAATGAACCGCCCAACCCTGACAACAGAGAAAGTAGAGAAAGTGTTAATCTGAAATGGATAGACTACTCAGAGATTAATAATGACCGGATTCTATTCACCAATACAGCATTACTAGCTTTACAGTTTCCATCTAAAACTTTCCAGTCAATACCGGAAATCTGGATGAAATTAGGTGGGATTAAATGCAGAATACCTAGTAATGCCACAGTTAACGCTACTGATAGAGGAACGGATTTTAGTGGTAGTTGGAATGGTGGCTTTTATCTACCTGCTAAAGCGACTGCTGACCCGGCTTGGATCGTTTACTATTTACTGACTGAGCCTAGATTTAAGTTGGGTATCCCAGAGGAGTATATTGATAAGTTTGCTTTGTATCAATGCAGTGTGTATAACAATGGGTATGTGGACAATGGCTATGGGGGATTAGAGAGAAGATTTTTGTTTAATACGGTTTTAGGCACGGGTGGGCAAGAAGTAGTTATAGAGATGATTCGTTCTATTTGCTCTACTATGTATGCTAAACCTTATTGGAACGGGACACAGTTAAGCTTTTGGCAGGATAGACCGACCACTGCATTACCGAAAATATTAACTAATGCAGATGTGGAGGAGGGTAAATTTGCTTATCAAACCAAAGAACTCAACACTGTAACTACTGTGGCTAAAGTTTCTTATCAATCTACTATTGAAGACTGGGAACAAATACCAGAAATTGTAGAAGATCCAGCTTCTATTGATAGATATGGAGTCCAAATTGAAGAATACGCTCTACTAGGAGAAACCCGACGAGGGGCTGCTATTCGGTCAGGGAGAAGGACTATTTTTAGTTCTTTACCTAATAATATATTTCTGACTTGTAAAGTGCGGGCGCGGGCAATGTTCTTTCAACCCGGTGATGTAATTCAAGTATCTGATAGTGCTAAAAACAAAGTCAGAATTGGTGGTTTAGTTTCTGCTGTAACTACTACTAAAGTAACTTTAGATGCGCCTATAACGCTGACATCAAATACTAACAAGAAGATATATTTAACCCTGCCAGATGAGACAGTAATTGAAAGAACTATTACCAATGGCGCAGGAACTTTTACAGAGATTAATCTCGGTACACCATTGACTACATTACCGCAAATTCAATCACCATGGCAGATCATTGATACTAGCAATAAGGTACAATTGTACAGGGTCACTGATGTAGTCCCAGACTCAGAAAATAAGTCTTTATTTGAGATAACTGCTAAAACTTATGGTTGACTTCTATACTTTAGTTGAAACTAATATTGTTATTCCTGGCGACATTACTGTGGAAACTTTGCCAGTGGTTGCGTCACCACCAATTAATTTAAAATCAGAATTGATTAAAATTAATTATGGAAACACTGATATTTATGCTTTATTAGCATCTTGGCAGCAACCTCGGAAAGAACTTATTAACAGCACTTTTACAGTTGCCAGCATGACTTTTTTGGAAACAACAGCGACAGTGACTACATCACAAAATCACAAATACAATACTAATGATTTAATATTAATTAAAGGGGCTACTCAATCAATCTATAATAATTATTATACTATTACTAAAATCAGTAACAACCAATTTAGTTTCTCTTTTTCTGGATGGACTATTACCCCAGCCACAGGAACTATTACCTGTACAAAAATAACCAATGAGTCTTACACCGACCGCTACAGTTTACAATACAAGAAAGCCCAAGATTCAGAATGGAGTAACCCTATTGAAACCTTTGAATTATCCGCTAGATGGGATAACGTTAGTCCAGGGGATTATTATGTAAGAATAGCTGCTATTACCATTAATAATAAAGTTAGTGCTTATGTGCAATCATTAAGTATTCCACAGGCGATCGCTAATTTTAGTAGTGGAAATTATACAAGTTTTACGGGAGAGTTTTGATGACTGTACCTATCCTGATGTTACCACCAATTAAATGGGATTTTTCTATTAATAAAACTATCTTTCAACAAACTACAAAACTGGGAGATGGTTATAGTCAGATACTAACTGCGCCTAATTCAGTTAGAATAGTTTATGATATAGTTATCCCTAACTTAAATACTCAATCTAAAAATGATGTTACGACTACTTTTAAGCAATACGGAGCTATTACTAGATTCAGATGGCGACCCAATGAATATTATGAATATAAAGAATTTATTTGTGATAAATGGAGCGTCACGAATCAAGGTACTTACTTATGGGAAATAACAGCAACTTTTAACCAACAATTGTAATTAAACTTATTAATTTATGCCCCAGCCTTACATTGGTTCTCAGGGAAGTATTGAATACAGAGAAGCGTCTGGTAATGGTACTTTGGTATCGCCTTATATTCCTCAGTTTTCTTTGTCTGCATTAGCTTATTTTTCTTCTGCTAACATAACCAGGACTAGTTCTATATCTTATAGTGCTAATGATGTTTATGGCGGTGTGTTTCAATTACAGAATATTGGACCTAGTGGAGATTTTATATATTTAAATAGCATAAGCGTTGTCTTTAATGCAAGTTCACTAACAGGTATAAGTGCTTGTGAAGTTTATTTGTATAATGCAAGTCCGCAGTCTGGATTTGCTGACAATGCTGCTTTTAATGTTCCATTGATAGACAGAGCATCACTTTTAACTTTAAGTGGAATAGGCTTAAACCCAATCTTAACTAGAGGTGGTGGTACTGTTGTAGCTGAAACAATACTTGTAAATAGACTACTTAAATTAGCAACCAATAGCACTTCTTTATGGGGATATTTGGTGACTTTAGGTACAGGATTGATTGCTGATAGTGCAACGATTTCTGTATATTCTCATATCCGTTAAGCTAAAATTATATAAAGCTACAAAATACTTATTAACTATGGCACAACCAATTTTAGGAATCAAAGGAACAGCGGAATATGTCAAAGCTACAGGAGAAGGTACACCAGAATCTCCTTACATTCCCGTTATTCAGGTAGAAGGTGGTGGTACAGGGGGAGGCGGAACTACTACTGTGGACTTCGGCACTAAGATCACTGATTCCACTATGCCCGCAGGTGGTGTAGGTAATCTAGGGTGGCTATCTGCTATTTGGAGAACAATTACCGACAGATTGCCTTCACTGATAAACAACAGATTACCAGTAGACGTAACAAATCAAATTAGCTTTGGCACTCAAATTACTGATGCAACCATGCCCACGGGTGGGGGAGGTATCTTGGGGTGGCTATCAGCTATTTTTAGGGCACTAAGCAACGGAACTGGATTTGTCAGTACAGCAACCATTCAAAGAACATCAGGTAATACATCTTATCAACTCAATGATGTATATGGCTCAATAGTCCAATTGTCAAATATTGGACCTAGTGGGGGTAATATTTTTATTAATAATATAAAAATCATGTTTAACACTTCCACACCCCCCGCTGGAATGACTAGCATTGTAATTTATTTATACAGTGCTTCACCCCCATCTGCGATCGCTGACAATTCCCTTTTTAATGGCGCATCTGCTGATAGAGATTTTCACTTAACTGAAGATGGAATTACCTTATCAGTTACAACGATGAGAGGTGGTGGTAGCTTTTTTGCCATGGCATCAAACATCAACAGGCAGATTAAATTAGCCGCAAATAGCACTTCTTTATGGGCATACGTAGTAACTCCAAACGCATTTACACCCACAAGCAGTGCAGAGACAGGTACAATCACTATAAATTCTTTCTTGGCATAACATGAGAAATTCTACTAAAATGGTGGTGCTTAACAGGCAAAGATACGCTCTTGATTTAATTCCTGTGGTAGCTGCATCTGCTTACTCGCTAAGACGACTTTCTATATCTTGGACTGGAGCGGCGATAAGAGTAAGAAGAAGTAGTGACAACGCTGAAATAGATATAGGTTTTATTGGGGAAGGTTTAGATGTAGTTACACTATTGGCATTTGTAGGTACTGGGAATGGGTTTGTAGTTATTTGGTATGACCAGATGAGTAATAGACACGCTACACAGGCAACACCATCCAATCAGCCTCAAATTGTAACTAATCAGGTATTGGAGACTGCAAACGGCAGACCAGCCATTCTATTTAACGGTATTAACACTTTTTTCAATGGTGTACCGCTTTTGCTTTCTGAGTTCACATTGACAATGGTGTTGAATGACGTAACACAAGCGTCTAGTATTCGCTATCCCATTGGGACTAACGACACGATCACTGGCAGGGGGGTGCTTAGTTCGTTTCAGGCGAACCCCAACAAATCATTAGGATACCTTTCCGATTCTAATTTAGTAGTGCAAACAAACTTTTTGCCGACCATAGGACAGCCTTATGTGGCCAGTTTAACAACCAGCGCAACAAACACAAACATTTGGGCTAACGGTGGCCATAATGCAAGCGGTTTAAGGCTGACCCTGAAGAACCTGATCATTGGGCAACGCGGAGACAACAATTGGTTTTATAATGGACACAACTCAGAAACTATAGTTTACACCACCAACCGCGAAGAACTTGAGCGCAACCAAGGCGCATATTATTCAATTGCAATTTCATAAACTTTTCCAAAAGGGGCAAACATAAACAAATTTATTGCACCGGAAATCGCAAGCAATTTGAATACTGCCTCCCCTGAAAATGAAATTTAATTGCCAAGCGACTCAGTAACCATTTTCAAAATTAATCTTCCTTAAACATGACAAAACAACAATGGCTGCTTTCTCAAATCGCACAATTCCCTGAACTATCCGCTAGGGAATTAACCGGAAAATTGAATCAAAAAAAGTTAATTCCCAATCCTAAACCACAGGAGCAAATACAAGTAACTCCTAAATTGGAAGACATAATTAAGATTGGGATTGACAAAAACACAATAAATGTTGTTGAGACAAAAACTTACGAAAGATTTGTAGAATCAATCCAAAGCAAGTCAATGGATTTCGCATTAGCAAATCTTATGATTTTGAAAGAAGGTGAGTTAATTTCAGGAGAAATCTTTAATGCTATTGTTGCGCTACTGCAACGGACTGAGCCCGATCCAACTTATCAACTTTTTGTAGAAACAAGTGATGCAGAATTAGCAGGATTTGATGTTGTTTATGTCCATGAGATTGAGGAATTAAAAGCGGAATTATGACATTAATTTCAGAAAATCAATTATTAGATTCTGAGATTTTTATTGACTTAATTCAGGTCAAAACTTCAGAATTTGATATTAAGATTTGCAACTATGGAACGGTATCTTTTGGTGGTGTTTCTTACCAAGGATTTCCATGTCAGCTAAGTAGTTTTAGTCGTTCAGGTGAGAGTGTAGAAGCGCGGGCTTCCTTGACTATTTCTGACATCTCTGGACTAGTGGGAAATATCATTGATAATTATTCAGTCATTAAAGCAGAAGTGGTCGTTAAACAGACTTTGCCGATGTTTTTGGATGGTCAACCCACAGCAGATGCTAGTCAGTTTTTCCCGTTGAATTTAGAGGTTAGTCAGTACACGGGTGAATATCAAAATCAATTTGTGTTCACCCTTTCTCCTTATTCTTTAGAGAGAAAAAAATTACCTGCTAGGACATATTCAAGAAGATGTCAGTATATTCTTGGAGACGATGATTGTCAAGCACCTAACAATAGAAGTTTTGATATTTCTGGCAACATAACAACCTTTGCTAATCGGGCTTGTCGCAAGGATTTAGACGCTTGTAAACAGTATCACGACAATACTTTAAGGTTTGGTGGTTTTCCTTCAGTCAGTAGAATTAGAGGTTAGTATATGGTACGAGTAACAGGAAGTTTAGAAGTTAAAAATGGGTATATCAGGGTTAAGCCAAATGTACCTTTTATTGGCAGTTTATCGGGAGTTTCTGCTTATGAAATCAGTAACGGGTTAATTAATATTCACTTAGCCCCCACGCCCAATGACAGGGTTTATTTAGTTGATTATAGTTTATCGCTTGACGCGGCTTTTTTGCCTACAGAAAATTGGATTGTACCTGAGTATGATTGTGAATTAAATGAAGTTAGGGGATTAGTTGTTTATAAACAAAATTTACAATTACATTTAGACAATAATCAATTGCAATTAAAGATACAAAGCTTAGAATTAGACAACAATCAATTACGCTTAGACAATAATCAGTTACAATTAAAGATACAAAGTTTGGAGTTAGACAACAATCAATTACGCTTAGACAACAATCAGTTACAATTACAAACAGAGGAATTGACTTCAAGCAATAATCAATTACATTTAGACAATAATCAATTACGCTTAGACAATAATCAGTTACAATCAAAGATACAAAGTTTGGAGTTAGACAACAATCAATTACGCTTAGACAACAATCAGTTACAATTACAAATAGAGGAATTGACTTCAAGCAATAATAAATTACGCTTAGACAACAATCAGTTACAATTACAAATAGAGG